TTTCACCACGCGATCAGCCCCGACCGTAGCCGCCGCCGTCATCAACGCCGCGCCTTCGCCATGCACGCCCGCCTGACTGACGAGCCAGAAGGCGATGAGCGCGACCATCGGCAGCAGGAGAAGGTCCGCCAGCACAAGGACCGGCTTGATCTTCACCCCCCGCTTGATGAGCAGCGCATATTTCGCGGCCAGCCCGAACGTCAGGCCCAGCCATATCCAACCATATTTGGCGATCAACGCCTCAGTCCATGGCGTCATCGCCGCATTTCCTTGTGCCATGATGCGGTCCCCCGCGATGCTGCCGTTGAGCTTACATTTCGTCGCCGGACGGAGGCAGCAGGCCGCAGGTCCGTTTCAGATCGTTCGCGATGGCCTCAAAGCTGTAGAAATAGCTCGTGATCGCGCCGATCTGGGTCATGATGTTCGAATTGCTCGCCTGCGATGGCAGGACCGTGGCGGCGGCAAGGATGGCGTCGTGGAATGTCTCGATATTCGCGATCACCGTCTCGGCCAGCGCTTTTTCCGCTGTCTGCACGGTCTCATAGGCTTCGGGGAGATTGTCCGTCGGGTTGGTCATGTCGTTTCTCCTTATGCTTCGGGTTCAGATTTGACGGGAACGGCCTTCGACTTGCGGGATGCGTTATTGGCAGCACGGGCACCCTTCGCCCCAGCCCCAGCCGTCGAGGCCGGGGCTTTCCGCTCCCCCTCAACGCCGTCCAGTTCGTCCAGGGTATCCGCGACCTCGATCGCCATCGGCTTGCCCAGCAGATCGACAAAGAGGATCGCATTGGCGCCGTTGGGATCGCCCTTCTTCTCCCGCCGTCCGTTGATCCGCAGACGGCTGAAAAACAGCTTGCCCTCGCGGTGAGCGATAATGGCTTCCTCGCCCTCTCCGACCTGGTGCTTCTCGATTACGCGGACCTCGACCGGATTGACGATCGCGGCGGCATCGACCACCAGTTTTTTCAGATAGCCATATTGGTCGGAGAGATGATCGCTCTGCGGACCCGATCCCATGTCGTAAATGATGCCGCTGGGGGCGTCGCCGCTGCTGGGCAGCGTGATCGCGATGATCGCGCTTTCGGGGATTTCGAGGCGTTCGTTGTTGTCCGTCTTCAGGTGCAGCATGGAATTCTCCTTTTATTGAGGTCTGAGTGCCTGGGTCGCCATGATCTGCGCCTGTTCCCAAGCGAATGCGGCGTTCATCAGATCGGAAAGTTCGGGGGCGGTCAGAGTGACGATGCTGTTGTCGAGGAGGATGAGATCGATCCCTTGCCCCAGCGCCACCGCCATCATCATGACCTGCTTCGCGCCTGGGCGCAGATCGACCGGCCCATATTGCGAGGGGAAACCGCCAGCGAGCGTCGCGTCCAGATCGATCTTGACGTTCATCCAGTCCTCGGCCGGGTCCGGTTCGGCTTCGCACACGACCAGTTCGCCATCGACCAAACGCCATAGGGAAAGGTCATCCATATCCTCAGTGACGTCGAAGGCGGTTTCCCCCTCGCCCACATTAGCTTCGACAGCATCGGTCGGAACCTTGAGCGTGCGCAGCGCATGTCCGCTCGCGACCGAGAATATGGCGACATGCCGCATCATCGCTTTATCTCCACGATGTTGAGGTTGGATTTAGCGCGCACAGTGACGTTGCTTGCGCCGCCGTCCCTCACAACCTTGATGGTATAGGACCGGCTTCCCGTCCCTGTGCGATTGTCCACAAAGGAGAGGGATACGGGCAAATGAAGCAGCTTTCCCGCCCCGTTTACATAGATATTGATGAAGTCGAGTTGCGTTGACCCGTCATACAGGAAGGCGGTGGCGCGGATGTCGTCGGTGGAATAGAAACGAAGGTTGGCTTCGATATCGACAACGCTATCGGAAATCGCTTTCGTGATGGCCAAAGAGAGGATGGGCGTTTCAACCGTGCTGATTAGCGCCTGGTCCGACGCGAGCGCAGCGAAATAGGGCTTCTGCGCCGCGAAATAGGCGATCTTGTCCGTGCCGACGGTCAGGTTTTCGATGTGGGCGCTTGTGATGGCGGCGTTGGCGATGATGCCGCTTGTCGCGGTGATGGTGTTGGCCGCGATCTTGTCCGCCGTGATCGAACCGTTGACGATAAGTTCCGCGCTGCTGGCGCGGCGCAGGACGGGGCGTCCCATCGCCACATAGGCGGAGGATGAAATGTTGCTTGTGGTCGGCCTGATCCACATCGAAACATTGACGGCCTTGTCCGGAGCCTCGACGATGCCAGCGAGCTTGATGAAGCTGCCCGTCGTCGTGGTGCCGCGCACCGAGGAATACGCAACCGATGTCGAGCCGTCAGAATTGGCTATGAGCCAGCGCAGTTGCAATAGCGTCTGCGAGGCCGCCAGTGCGGCGTTCCGATAAACATAGATTTCGGCGTAGAATTTCTCGCCTGTCGAACAGGTCGATCCGTTGGAACTGACCCATCCGCCATCACCCGGTTGCCTGATCCCGTAACCGGGAATGCCGGCATTGATGAAATTGGTATCGCCCCATCCATTAAATATGTTGAGCGTGGTTGAACCGCCCCACCCATCTGTGTCACCGCCCGTCCAGTTATTGATGACCAGATTGGAAAGATCGGCAACGATCAATTTCGATGCCGTGATCGTGTTCGCGGCGATCTTGTCGGCCGTGACAGCGTTCGCGGCGAGGGCCTGCGTCGTGACCGCGTTCGCCGCGATTTCATTGGCCGTGACCGCGTTCGCGGCGATCTTGGCTGTCGTGACGGCATTCGCCGCGATCTCGTTGGCTGTGACGGCGCCAGCGTTGATCTTCGCAGTCGTGACGGCGTTGGTTGCGATGGAATCCGCCGTTACCGCTCCGGCCGCGATCTTGGCGGCCGTGACGCTGTTGGTCGCGAGGTGCTGGGCGAGGATCGTGCCGTCGACGATCAGTTCGCCCTTCATCATCTGACGCAGCACGGGGCGCGCAAACCAGTTGGTGGCGGGCGTCGAACCACCGCCCACCGCCGTCCTGATGAAGAACTCAAGGTAGATCGCGTTCGCGGGAGCCGTCGTGGTCCGCGACATGAACTGCCAGTTGTTCGTGCCGGATGAGAGGCTTAAAGTGAAGTAGGTGTAAGAAGTCGAGCCGTCTTCGGCCTTAATCGTATAGCGCGACTGCATGTAGACCGTGGTGTCGTTCACACCGCCGCTGGTGTTCCGATAGACCCACATCGACTGGTAGTGGACATCACCGGCGTTGACCGGAATCAGAACAGAAGTAACCCAGCGATCCTCACCGCCTTGGGCGCGCAGGACGCCGCCACTGAACCCGGCCGCTACCGTGGGGGCCCGATTGTCTTCGACAACATCGACAAGAGGGCCGTTCGTGCGCCACCCGTCGAACGTCACTCCGGACCAGTCGTTGATGACCTTGTTGGTAAAATCCCCGATCGCCAGATTTCGGGCGGTGATGGCATTGGCCGCGATCAGCGAGCCGCTGATGGTGCCCGCAACGATCTTGTCGCCGGTGATGGTCGCCGCCGCGATTTCATTCGCGGTAACGGCCCCGGCCGCGATCTTCGCCGTCGTGACGGAATTGGCGAGCAGCTTGTCTGTCGTCACGGCGTTGGCCGCGATCTTGTCGGCCGTCACGGCGTTGGCGGCGAGCAGAAGCGCGGTAATCGCCCCGGCTGCTACCTTGGCGGTCGTGACGGCGGCGGCGGCGATCTTGTCCGCAATGACGGAGCCCGCCGCCAGTTCGTTCGTGGTAACAGCCCCGGCCGCGATCTTCGGCGTCGTGATCGCATTGTCGCTGATCTGTGTCGCGATAATCTGGCCTGTCAGCTTCGCCGCGTCGACCGCAGCGATCTGCGCGTTCGTCAGTTGTCCCGTGACCTTGACCGCGTCGATCGTCTCAATCTGCAAATTCGTGATCTGGCCGTTGAGGTCCGTCGTGTCGACCTTGGCCGACCAGTTCGCCGTGCCCGTCGTTGCCGTCGAGTTCCAGCGATAGAGCTTGCCGTCGCTCTGGAGCATGACGGTCCGGCCGCGAAAGTTTCCGGTCGAAGGCAGGGCCGTGACCGTCTCGACCGCCGCAAGGCCGTTCATCAGCTTCTGGTTGGAGATGATGCCGTCGGCAATGTCGTCCGACACGGCGCGGGGCGTGGTCGCTGAGACACCAGCGCTGAACCCTGACACATTACCCGACGTGTCGACCGCCTTCATCCAGTAATAGCGCGTGACGCCGGTTCCTATACCACCGCGCGCATAGGCAACGGTGCCCCCCGGCCGCGCCTTGACCGTGGTCAGCCTTGCGGCAGTCCCCGAACTGTTGACGGCGTTTTCCCATATCTCGATCGCGTCCAGATCGGCGTCGGCCGGGGCCACCGCCTCAAGGAAGATGGACGTCAGCGATACCGAAGCGGAAAGGCCGGTAGGGACAGCGGGAGGCGTCGTGTCCCGGCTTGTCGTGATCTCCTGAATGGGAAGCGTGAAAGACGAGCGATTGCCTTGCGTATCGATCGAGCAGACCTGGCAGCGATAGACGGTATAGGCGTTCGCCACGCCTTCCCAGCGGGTCTCCCCCTTGCCCACGGGATATTCGACCCAATCCGAGCCGTTCTCCTGAATGCGGACGATATAGCCGCCAAGGTCCGGGCTGGTCGCGGCCGTCCACGCGGCGCGCAGGATGACGATCTGCGTCTGGTCCGGGGCCACCTTCAGGCGGCTGGTCAGCACGGGAACGCCCGGCATGGTCGGCGGGTTGAGAATGCGGTCGATCTTGCCGTTCACTTCAAGAAGGACGTCGCCAACGGTCTTGCCGTCAGGCCCGAGGGGGGAATCCGGGTCGCGGCTGTTGGTCGCCCCATCCTCGGGCTTGGGATGCGCCGGATCGTCGTCCTTGATGTCGGGCCAGCTTACATCGATGTCGGGATCGACCGGATCGAGCTTCGCCGCCGCGCTCAGCCCCTCGACCGAGAGCGACAAGGTGCTGACATTCTCCCCGACCTCGATCGAGAAATCCTTGAACAATCCATAGACGGTCAGGCTGTCCCGCCCATCATCACCGATCCACAGCGAAGGCGTGGCGCGGACGTCCGCGATTCGGTTCGCCACCATGTCCACGGCGCTGGTGCGGATGAGCGCGCGCGCGGCCATGCGCTTGACCCATGCGCGTTCGACGATCGTCACTTCACCGAAATCGTCCACTTCCTTGCGGCTGAAGTCGGTAATCCCGGCTGTGGGCGATGCCTCGGTGATCCCGAGCGACACCAGCTTGCCGATAAGCAGCGTGCCCACTGACACAGTCCCGCTTCCCGTGATCGTCACCTGAACCGCGCCGGTCGTGGTGGGCATGTCAAGGAACGTCACCGCCCCTTGGCCGACGGTCTGCGTCCGGTCATAGCTCCCCGCCTGCACCCGCACGCTGGCGCCAACCACGTCGAGCAGCGCCACGGCCTGCACCGTGCCGGCATTGAGCGTCACGGCAATGGAGCCGGTCGCTTCCGTCGACGTGCCCAGCGCCTGATCGAACATCGCCCAGCGGTTGGTCGGGCCGGTGTCGAGCCAGAAGCCGCTTCCGGCAACCGGCTCATGGCCGACATTCGCCGCGACAAGGCTTTCCCAGATGCGATGCGCGCGGATCACGCGCGCGCCGACCGCATAGCTCATCGCGGCCGACCATGCGGGATAGTCATTTTCGGCCACGCTGCTGCTGGTCAGCCTCGCGTCCGTGATTTCGATGGGTTGGAGCAGGCGAAGGGTCGACGTGCGACCGTCGGGCGCTGGATCGACGCCGGTATCCGCAACAACCTCGTTCGCGGCCAGCCCTTCAACCGTCAGCGTGCAGAAGCTGAGCGGCGGCATCGCGACATCGATCGAGAAGTCCCGATAGAAGCCTCGCGCGCTCAGCCAGTCCAGACTTTCGTCGGCAACCCAAAGAGCCGATGTGGCGCGCAGATCCGCCAGCCGCCGTTGCAGCGTGTCGACCTGATCAAACGGCACCGCCATGCGAACGGAGAGCGTGCGCGAATAGCCGCGCTTGACGATCGTCGTTACGCCGAAATCGTCTGTGACGCGGCGGCTGTAATCCGTGATGCCGATGGTCGGCGTGACCTCGGTTGCGCCCAGGTCGAATGTGGCGCTGTCCGTGATGACCTTCATGCCGCTTTCACCGTCGAAATCGCGTCGCCACCCGCCTGCTGGGTCACATTGTCGAGATGCCGCTTGACCGCGCCGGTATTGCTGGCAGTCGCGGCATGGCCCGCCTTGTTCTCGGAGCGCAGGCCCGCCAGTTCTTCGCGCATGGCTTTCACCTCGGAGAGAAGATCGTCATTGGCCGCGTCCGTGCCGCTCGACGCCTGTGCGGCCGCAGCCGCAGCGGCGAGCGTCTGCGCGGTCACATCAGCCCCGCTCTGGTTCGCGAAGGCGTTGATCGCGGCATAGGTCTGCTCAAGGCTCGCGGCGGTCTGGGCCTGCACGCGATCCAGTTCCTGACGGCTTGTTGCGGACAGTTCCGCCGCCTTGATGAGGGACTGAGACAGGCCGACAAGCGTGCCCGCCGCGTCCTGATCCCCGGCGCGCGCCGCAGCGGTCGCCGCGTTGAACTGGCCCATGATGGATGCGAAGCTGCCGCCCTCGTTGCCGCCGGTCAGCCCGCGCAGCCGCTTGACCTCATCCATGATGGTGTCGCCCACGGACTTCCATGCATCGCGCAATTGCTCCGCTGCCTTGGCGGCTTCCTGCGCGTCCTCGATCGCGTAGATTTGCTGCTGAAGCGCCCGGTTGCTGACATCGAGCTTCGCCAGTTCCAACGCGCGCAGGGCTGCGGTGTCGCCGTTCAGTTCAAGGATGCGGCGTTGCAGATCCTGCCGTTCCGCCAGAATATCGGCCGCGCTCTTCGCGCCCTCCAGCGAGGTTTTCAGATCGGCAAAGGCCGGGGCAAGCTGGAGCAGCGCGGCATAGGTTTCCCGCCCTGCCGCCGTCGTCAGATCCTGCGCCTGCACCAGCGCGCGGAACGCCTCCATGGTCGCAGGCATGGTTAGACCCAGGCTTTCGAACACCTGGGCGAACTGCGCGGTTTTGGCGGCGGCCTGTTCTTCCTTGGTGAAGAAGCTCTCGAAGTAGGCGTCGACAGCGCTGTTCATGGCGCTGACGCTTTCGAACTGGTCCGCGATCGACATCTTCACGTCGATGCTCATGCCGCTGATCGCAAAGCCCAACTGGTCGAGCGAGGCCGTCACCGCTTCCACGGTGGAAGCAACGCTCACCAGCGTTTCGAATGCGCCTTCGCCCACCTTCTGGAAGCGTGTCATGCCGGGAAACGCTGCGTTCGCCATATTGTCGGCGGCAGCGCCGAACACGGCGTTCAGCTTTTCCTCGATCTCCTCGCCGGTAAGACCCTGCAAATCGATCTTGCCGATGTTCACCACGAAATTGTTGAGACGCTTCTGCACTTCGTCGGTTGCCACCCCCAGCGGCCCGGCCGCAGAGGCGATTGCGTCGTTGAACTGGCGCAGGATGAGCGTGAACTGGTTTTCGAGCGCCGGATCGGCCTCGGCATATTGGGTCGAATATTTCTTTGACGTGGTGAGGCCGAAGAATTTCTTCTTCTTCTTGATGTCGCTGTAATAGGAGGCGTCGAAGCCGCCCGACAGAATATCTTCCAGCGACTGCGCATCGCCATAAAGTCCGCTGCCGATCACGCTGGTCTTCGTGCCGAACAGGGACTTCACCAGCCCGCCGATGGCGCCGAAAATGCCGCCGACGAGGGGGATTTTCGACAGGATGCCGCCACCCGTCAGGATGCCCGACAGCACGTTGCCGGTCGTGTCGGTCTTGAAGCCGGTATTCACCCCGTCCGACGCATTGATGTTGCCCGCGCGGACCAGCAGCGAGGCGAAGCCCCCGATCTGGCTCTCGATCGACTTGAGCGATGCGGCCATCTGACGCGAGTAGCCCAGCATCACCGTGTCCACGTCCTTCAGGGCGTCAAGCGAGCGCTGGATGCTTTCCGACTTGGCGCTGACGTCGCCTAGCACGGTGCCGGTGCCTTCGTTGGACTTCGGCAGGGTGTTGCGCGAAGACCCGCCGCTAAAGCCCAGCGCCGCCATGACGCCCAGCATCGCAGCGACGGCCGGAAAAGCGAACGGGCCAAGTGTGGCGAACATGCGGGCCGCGCCACCTGCGACATCCACAGCGGTGCGCGCAAGCTGGATGACCGTCAGCGCCTTTTCCGCTGCGGCCATGGCCTTGTAACCCTTTGAATGCTCGCTGAAGAGATTTTTTGCCGCGCCGGTCAGGGCGATCATGCCGGAGAGCTGGTTCACCATCTCTGCTTTGCGCAGTTCCCCCAAACGCTTTTGGTCAACCGTGTCTTGAGCGTTGATGAGGTCGCGTTCCCGGTCGATGACCTTCTGGCGCTTGCCATATTCATCGAGAACGGTGATGGCATCGCCTATTGCACCGCCGACTGAACCAAAGGCACGGCGCATATTGGCGGCCACCTCATCCACGCGCTCCGAAACGGCGTCGAGGCTGCGAATGAAGGCCTCCATAAAGTCCTTCATGTTTTCCGCAGCCGCTTGCGCGTCCTTGACGGCCTGATTTTGCTTCTGAATATCGGTTTTGCCCCAAGTCTGATCGCCCTTGCCCCAATCCTGCTGCCGCTTCTCCATCTCCTGCGCGAGTTTCCAGACATTGCCCTGCGCCTTCATGCGGCTCTCAGTGAGGAAATTGGCCATCTGCTCCGCGTCGCGAGCGGCTTCGCGTGCGTCCTTCCTCGCCTCCCTGTCGGCTGCGGTTTGGGCCTTGCGGGCGGCAGCATCCGCCTCGCGAGCCTTTGACAGCCCGATTTCCGCAGCGGTCAGATCCTGCTTGTATTTGAGAAGAGCCGCATCCTTCTTCTCGCCGGGGGCCATCTTGTCGATCGCAGCGGCCTGCGCCTTCACCGCATTAAGCTGCGCCTGGGCCTTGGCGGTCTTTGTCGTTGCGGTTGCAAGCGCAACCTGCCGTTCGATTGCGTCGGTGCTGTTGTTAGCGGAATTCTCCCGCGAGCGGGCGCGCGCCACCGCATAGGGCGAAATCACCGATGCAGCACCGCCGATGAAATCGCCCGTGAAGGCGTCGACGATATTGTCCTTCAGAGCCTTGCCCAGCGTCCGTCCAGCCCCGGCGTAGACATTCTCGATTTCCTTGATCTTGACGTCTGAGGCGCTGATCGTTGGAATTTGGAATGCATCGGGCAAAATCTTGTTCACGGTCTGCGCGAAACTGTTGATCGCGCCGATGCCCTTTTCCAGCAGCCAGTTGAGCGCCTTGATCGCGATATTCACGCCGGAATAGAAGGCGTCACCAATCGCGGAGGGCAAGCCGCTAAACAGCGCGATCAGGTTTCGCGGTGCTAGCGCTGTGATGCCGATAATCCGGTTGATCGCCCACTTTGTGATTTCGACGATCTTGTTCCAGACGTCTTCCGCCGACATGCCGAAATACTGGAAAGCCTGCGTCAGCGCGCCCTCCAGATAGGCTTTTGCGGCATCCCACGCGCCAAAGACGACATCCTTCCATGTGACCGTGACGTCAGAGGACTTGTTGATTTCCGCCGTGATCAGGCCGACCGCCGTGGCCGCTACGCCCGCCGCTGCCGCAGTCGCCAGAATGGCCGGGCTGGCAAGCAGGAACGCACCGACCGCGCCCAGCATCTGCTTAGCCATCGCACCAATGCCCACGCCTGCCTGCTGGCTGATACCGGCGATCTGGCTACCCTGTTGCAGCAGCGCCATCATGCCCAGTTTCAGCGGGGCAGAGCTTTGGGCGGCCATCGCGAACTGAACGCCCAAATCCTGAACCTGATAGCTCAAATTGAGCATTTGATGCAGAGCCAGCTTGGCTCCGGCTCCGGCTGCTCCTGTTCCACGCTCCAACCGCGTCATCTCGTTGCTGACGGCCCGGAGCCGCGAAGCCAGTTCCGTAAGTCCGCGTTCCTCCGCCTCCAGCGCGCGCATTTCCGCGCGCATCTGACGGATTTCCGAGCCGTTCTTTCCGAAGACCTCGATCTGTCGTTCGATCTGGCGGACCATGCCCTCGCCCGCCTTTTCAACCCGGTTGGTGTCGCGCGTTACGTTCGCAAGCTCGCGAGAGGCGGTGTTGCCGAATGTCGTCATCTGCGCGGTTGCGCCGCTCAGATTGACCGCCCCCTTCGTCGCAGCCTCGACCCGCTGGAACTCGCGCACTGCATTGGCCGCGCTGCTCCCAATCAGATCATCCAGCGACTTGAGTTGACCGAAGCTGTCGAAGAAATCGATCGCAAACCCGACCTCAAGTGTCGGGACTTCACTGTCCGCCATCAGCGACCTCACAGGTTCGGGTTAGGGATCAGGATATAACTTTTCATTTGACGAATGTTATATTCAGCGTTATAGAAATGTTATGAGCAAACGGCAGATCACATTCACGAAGCAGGCGGCGAAAGCACTTCTCAAAATGCCCGCCAACACGGCCCGCTTGATCCGTGGAAAGATCGAACAGCTTGCAATCGATCCCGAAAGCCTCGCCAACAATGTGAAGGCGCTCAAAGGATCGGATTATAATCGCCTGCGCGTTGGTGACTGGCGCGTGATCTATTCGATGGACATGGTGGTTCTTGCCATCATCGAAATCGGCCCGCGTGGCGGCGTTTACGATTGAAAGGACAGAAGATGACCTATCACCCCCAGAAGATCACCGCGCCGGACGGAACGCCGCTGGTGGTCATTACCGAGGCCGATTATCTGGCCCTGCTGGACTCCGCTGACATCGCGGCGGCCGATCGGGCGCTTGCCGAAAGCGATTTCACCATCCCCTCCGAAGTGATCGACGCCATGCTGGACGGGAAATCACCCGTGGCCGCGTGGCGCGAATATCGCGGCATGACGCAGGATGCATTGGCCGAGGCCGCTGGCATGTTACAGCCTGCCCTTGCCCGCATGGAAGCCAGCAAAGGGAAGCTGCGTCAGGCGACCGTAGCGAAGCTAGCGAAGGCGATGGATGTGCCCGAATGGGCTCTGCGTCCTTCCGAATGAAGGGGAGCGCGCCGACAGAACCGCGTCACCGCTTAAAACAAGGGTTGATTGACTAGAATTTCTGGGCCGGAAATCCACTGAACGGCGCGGCCTCGCAGATGCCTTCGGTCCTGAAAGCCACTAACGAACTGTATCGAACGTCAGTCCATTTTCCAGTTGTTCGATCAATCCAGTGGAGCGTGGTTCCTGCTCCACTGTCGGGCTCTACGGTGTTTGTGAAGGTGATACGGGACGGATCAATCGATTGGATTGCATCCGTCTTGCTACAATCACCCCTGCACCAGGTCTTAGATACAAGATCGACCCGATAGCGGCTTTCGGCAGGACTCCACTTGCCAAATGTCGACGTCTTCTCCCGCCCTTTGCAGATGAGATCGAACTGGTCCGCAGCTGTGGCGGGAGTTACCGTAAGCCAGAATGCTGCCGTAAAAAGGGGGAGAGATCGAATTATCATCACAGCAGCCTCTGAGACCAGTTTTTCCAAGCAGCGGCAGTCCCGAACGATAGTGGCAGCTTCAAGTCCAGCCTGACGCCATAATACCCCGTATCGCCGTAACCGTCATTCCAGCCGCCAACGATCCTCGCGCGGCATAACATGCCTTGGGGATCTTGGCCGCCCACTTTCTCTACACACTTCCGATATGCGCGAGCATCCTTTCTCGCAAGATAGCCAACCATCGTAAGTTTCTGGCTGGCGTGAACGATAAAGACCGCAACCGCATTCGGATCATGAGGATTACTATCTTGAAATAATAATGCAGCGAGGCAGTCTAGATCATGGCCGTCCGGGGCCTCCGGCCCGGCAAGCAATCTAAGATTAGCTTGCCGATAGCTTTCCCCAACAACCCGGAAATCGAACCGGCCATTCCCCTTCAGCAACATGACCATTAATCCAGACCCCTCCGAATGCTTCCATTGCGGAAACACTTGGAAAAGTCGAGTCACCCAAGCACCATCCGCAACCGGGCGACCTCCATCTCGCGCTCCTGCGCGGTGACTTCCGTTCGCCACGGTGGCGGGCAGTTCTCGCTTTCCGCGCGATGGCCTGCCGCCAGATATTCCAGCGATAGCGACCGGATCAGCCGGGCCTCCCAAGGTGAAAGGTGAACGCCGGTCATTTCGGACCATGCCCGGATCGTCTGCCATGACAGCGGTGCCGCGCCCATGCCGGCTGCTTCGGTCAACCCGATCTCGATAAGCCGGTTGATAATATGTGGAGCGGGATTGGGAGGCATGGACGGCACGATCTTCTGCCGCTTCATCTCGTCAATCCGGCTCAGTTGAGGAGCCTCGTCCTGCTCGGCCCGTTTCGTGCCCTTTGGCGGCTTGGGCGTGGCGTTGAGCCACGCCATTTGCTGGACGTAGAGTTTTAGCCCGCGTTCGAGGCGGGCCTGAAGTTTCCCCAATCACGCAGCGATTTCGCGACCTGCTGCGCGATGTAGCCCAGCTTCGGGTCGGAATAGAATGCAAAGAACAGTTCCTGACCCTGCTTGTCGCCAGCGGGGGAGTAGGTGAAATTTTCCAGCGCCACGGTGATGCTCGCAAGGTCTTCGGCCTGCTCGGTTGCGAACTGGCCGGGGGCCGGTGCCACCATCTTGCTGTCATTGTCGTTCATCCGCTTGATCATGCGGGCCGTCTGCCGTGCTTCAACCGCCGCGAACTGCTTGGAGCCGGGGCTGTAGATGACGATGCGAACGGGCTTTTCAGGATCACCGTTCGCGAAGAGATATTCGCCATCGGGACCCTTGAGATGGATGGGAGCAGTGTCGGCTACAGCCAACGTCGAAATATCAAACATAATCTATCCTTTCACGGGATTTCAGGGTGCATCAGCCCGCCCCGACCCGCGAAATGCGAGACGGACTGATGCGCGTGGACCGGCTGGGCCGGGATTTAGGAGGCGGCGCCCTTCACGACCTTCTTGCTAAACTCGATGGTCGGATTTGCCATGATGATGCTGTCCGCATTGCCGACATTTTCGGGATAACCGAACGCGCGACCCTGCGACCAACGCTTTTCGCCAGTCGGATAGGTCACTTCGAACGAATAGAGCGCATTATTGTCCGGCTCCGCAGCGGTTCGCAGGAGCGTTTGACCGGCATCCTCCTCATTATGAGCGATGGCCGGTTGCAGCGATCCGTAGTCGGTCGAGCCCTTGTGCTTTTCCTTCGGCCCGCTGAGCGGCTGAAACTCGACCTTATTGGTGGTCGCGCCGATCACGCCGATCTGTTCGACGCCGCCGATCAAGGTGAAGGTGAGGGCAGCATAGCCCGTTTCGTCTTCAGTTGCGGGGGCAGCGGCCGAAATGCCGATCGTCGTGCCCGCAGCAGTCGTTGATGCCATGGTCTTTCTCCTGTGTGGCAAGCCGGATTATCCGGCGGGATACGTCCGCGCGGGCGGACGAACTGGTCAGGCGTCGGACTTCGCGGCCGCGCTGCTCGACTTCCTGTCGTCAGCGGTGGGCTTGCGAACCAGTCCGGCCGCAGCGTAGTTGGTGAACGCGCCTTCGCTGATCGGCGTCACGGCGCCCTGGGTGAACTGTTCTTCGGTGCCCGCATCGCGAAAATTCTTCACGATAAAGGCGTCAACCTTCTTGTCGCTCATTGGTCTTCTCCTCACACTTGCGCGTCGAAGCTGACGCGGAAATCCTGTGCCTGTTCAAAGCTGTTCCCCGGCCCGCTGACATCGGGGCCGGTTCCGGCGGTAAGGATCGACACGCGCGTTCCACCGCCAATATTGCCCACGCGGCCCGCGCAGCATTGCCGCACCAGTTCGATGATTTCGCTCTGATCGCGATAGCTCGCCGCGCGCACCGTGACGGACACGCGCGCGGTGCGCCGCTCCCAGCCCGATCGAACCAGCGCATGTCGGTCCACGATGCTGATGACGCGCACCAGCAGCGCGGGCAGATCAACGCCTTCAGGCAGTCGCCCGGCCTTGATGCGACCAACAGGAACCCGATTGGTTACGGCAGCGTCTGCCAGCAGCAGCGCGCCGATGATGTCGGCTCCGGTCATGCGTCATCCCCGGCTTCAGGCCCGCCCTTGATGCCCGTGCGGCCGACGCGGCTGTTGATATAATGCTGGGCCGCATTGCGGGCCTCGTTTTCCTTGGTATCGAGAGCCGGGCGCAGGAACGGATGCGGCCTGGCGCCGGGATGATGGACCGTCGACCCCACGAAATTCCCGCCGATGACCAGCGACCCGGCCTTTACCCGCTCGTTGACCTTGCGGACACTCATGCCGCCGCGCTGGCTGTCATCCACGCTGATGAAGTGCGGATCAGTGCCATATTCGAGCCAGGGCGCGATGAAGGCGAACTTGCCCTTGACCTGCACCTTGGCGATGATCCGGCCGTCTTCGGCTTTCGTCGCGACCTTGATACCCGATCTGACTTCATCGGAAATCACGCGGTCCTTTGCTTCGTCCGCGATGACCTTCGCGCCCGCCCGGCCGGCACCGCGCAACAGCTTTGCTAGGTCGCTCGGGATACCAGCGATGAAGGATTTGACCTCGCTCCGGCCCTTCATGGAGGCCATCAGGCCGGGTTCCCTGCCGGTCGATATTCCTCGACCATGAACTCCATGCCATCGCGCCAGCCAAGCTCAGCCGGGCCGGATACGATCTGCATAATGCGGTTGCCCATCACAAAGCGCATGTCTGACGTGATGCCATCACGATAACGCATGCGAACGCGCGCCGGGCGCGCCGACATGTCGAAACCGCCGGTCCCCGCCAGTCGGCTTGCCTCTGCGCGGCTCGGAAGCACGTCCTGCACGCTGGCATATACCTCAGCGACCAGATTCCATTCGCCCGAACCGGCGCCATCGAAACTGTCGTCCGCCACCGGCCGCTCGATGCGAAGGCGGTGCCTCAGGTCGCCAGCGTTGAGATGAATATCCCCCATCAGGCGGTCCACCGCTTGAAAGGTCGGCAGAGGCGCTTTGCGCTTTCCTCCACGTCGCCCGCGAGCCCGCCCGTCTCGCGGTCACGGAAATACCCCGCCACCAGCAATTTCATGGCCCGCATGAGATTGGGCGAGAATGCCCGGATCGCATCCGGGCCAGAGAACCCCGCCGTTACCACGACCGTGACGGCGCTCCCCGCATAGATGGGGGGGAATGCCTTTCCGATCAGGTGCGCCGGGCGCTTGGCAAGCTGAGGGCTATAATCAGCCTGCGACAGCACCGTGTCCGCGCCGGCACTGTCGATGTAGCCCACGCTGTCGACCGAAACGACGGGCCAGACGGTAAGCGCCGCTGAGAATGACGGCAGGGCCACCACAACGGCCCTGCGCGTCAGGATCAACCCTGTATAGGCTTCCACCCAGCCGCGTGCGTCCTCGATCGCGGACAGCAGGAACGCATCTTCGCTGTCGTCAAGAATGCGCAACTGCGCCTTGGCTTCCTCAAGGCTGATCGGCTCGGTCATGGGAAATCCTCGCCGGTTACGGGTTATTCGCCCGCCTGATCGGCAAGGTTCTTCTCCACCGCTTCGCTCTGGGAAAGCGTCGGATCGTTGAAGTCGATGCGGTTCTGGTCGACGCTCGTTCCAGCGCGCGGATCGTTGTCCACGGCGGGATGATCCAGATCGACGTCGGGCACGACCTGCTCAGGCGCGCCAGAGGGAGCGATGCCGGTGGCTGGCGCGATGTTCGCCTGTTCATTGGCGGGCTTGTCAGCCTCGGTCTTCTTCGTGGTCATAGGGGGTCTCCTTCGGTTGACCGAAACGGCGCGGGCAGCGTCGCTTCGATCAACCGGGGCGACGCAAGCCGCCCCGGAAGAAAAGAATTATTCGCCGGTTCCGATCTTGAGCGCGCGCATCGGCTCAGGATTGTGCACGCCGCCGCCGACCCGCTTCGTGGTGTAGAAGTGGACAAACGGCTTGTTGGTGTAGGGATCGCGCAGCACGCGGATGCCGACGCGATCAATCACCAGATAGGTGGCGTCCATGTCACCATAGAGCGCGGCGATGGCGTTGGCGGCAATCGCGGGCATGCCGGGCACCTCCACAACCGTCTCGCCGGCCAGCGTCTGCGGCTGGCCCGACGCGTAGCTGGGTTGCCACAGATAGACGCCGTTGCCGTCCTTCAGCTTGCGCGCGGCCAACATCGACTGGCGATTGATGAACAGCTTGGCGCCCGCCACGAACTCGCTCGGGAGCGAATAGATCAGGTCAAGGATGCCGTCGGAGGTGAGACCGGCAGCAGCGCCGCTATTCACGACCGGAATCGCCCCGAACGGATGCCGCGCGGCGTTGGCTGCGCCGGTGACATAGGTCAGGATGCCGTGCGGCTTGTTGGTGCCGTCGCCGGACAGGAACGCGATACCCTCCTGTCGCGCGAACTCGGTATCAACCTCATCGGCAAGCCAGCTTTCCAGATCCACCGCCGCATCGTCGAGCAACTGCTGACTGATCGCCGGGTTTGCGTAGATTTCGCCCGTGGTGAAATCCAGCGAACCGATCGTCGGTGTGGTCGTGGCGGGCCGCGACGCCGTTTCACCGACCCAGCCCGAACCAACAGCCCGGTCATTGAACAGCTTCTTGAAGCCGGCCGAAGAAATCGTAATCACGCGAGCATGAGCGCGGATCGGGCTGATCTGCTTCAGCTTATTGGTGATCGTGCGATCCCATTCCACCGGAGCGAGATAGCCGCCGTCTGCATCGGTGCCCTTGGACATCGCCGCCTGGATGTCGGCGGGCGCGCGGTCGCCCTTGCGCATGTGGGCCTTGAACGCCGCGGTATATTCCGGGTCGGCCTTCAGATCACCGATGATCGCGCCATCGCCAAGCTTGGCGGCGGCGTTGATCTTCGCCTGATCGTCCACGGCGGACTGCAATTCGCTGAGCGCCGCGTTGATCCGCTCCAGATGCTCCTTGGTCAGCACATCGGTCTTGCCGGCCTTGATCTCAGCCAGTTCCTCGCTGTGCTTTTCCTTGAACGCTTCGAACGTGACCAGCACGTCATCAAGCGAAGCGGGCTTCTTGGGCTGGGCTTCGGCGCGCACGGCAACGAGACCCCGGCCCTGCGCGGCGATGCCACGCAAGTTCGTCATCATATTCATGTCTGTTCCTTTCAGACGGTCAGGGCTGAGAGCCTGCGCTGCTGTTCAGCGGTGATTTCAAATGCAGGCCCATCGGATTTGCCAGCGCGCGGCGTGGCAGGGTCGGGATCGGCAGCGCGCGGCGTGCCAGCCCCCATCGCGCGATACAGATCACG